GTCTCCGAGACGGCGGTACGAAAGGCGATCGCAGCCAGGCGGATCACCAAGCTTCCGGACGGCACCATCGACCCGGCGCGCGCCGACCAGGAGTGGGAGCAAAACACGCTCGGCGGAAAAACGACGCACAAAGCTACTGTCTCTCCGCGGCGGGAGCGCGTAGCTTCCGCGCCCCTCGCTGCCGCGCCTGACCCACCGACCGCATCGGCCGATCCGGTTGCAACGTATCTGCGCGCACGCGCCGTGAACGAGACGTTCAAGGCCAAGATATCGCAACTGGAGTACGAGGAACGCGCCAGCAAACTGATTCCGGCGGCACGCGCGTCCGAGTATGCCGCGACGTTCTCGGCAATCATCAAGGATGCGTTGATGGCCATGCCAGATCGCCTGTCGCCAATGCTGGCCGGCATGGACGACGAGAAGGCGATTCACAAAATGCTGGGCGCAGAAATTTCCGCAGTGCTGCGCAAGCTCAGCAAGGCAATCGGGGACACAGGTTTGTAATGCAATCCTTTTCCATCTCTGAGGTCAGTGCCGCAGTCATACTCCCGCCGGGAGAAATTCTAGTCTCGCAGTGGGCCGACGAGAATCGTGTTCTTACGGGCGGCGCGGCGGCCGAGCGGGGCCAGTGGCGCACGCGGCCTTATCAGCGGGAGCCAATGGACGTGCTCAGCCCGCGCCATCCGTGCCGGCAGGTGGTCCTGTGGTCGGCCGCTCAGCTCCTGAAAACGGAGACGCTGTTGAACTTCCTCGGCTTCATTGCCGACATCGATCCGGGACCGGTGTTGGTGGTAGAGCCGCGCGCGGAAGACGCCAAGGCGCTCTCGAAAGACCGGGTGGCGCCAATGTTCCGGGCAACGCCGGCGTTGCGGGGAAAGATCGCACCGGTTAAGTCGCGGGATTCCAGCAACACCACGTTGCACAAGGTCCTGGCGAATGGCGCGGGGCATATTACGTTTACGGGGGCGATCTCCCCCTCGGGCCTGGCTATGCGGCCGATCCGCTACGCGCTCCTGGATGAGGTGGATCGTTACCCGGCAAGCGCCGGTTCGGAAGGCGACCCCGTATCGCTCGCCATCCAGCGCACAGCCGAGTTCCAGCACAACAAGAAGATCGTCATGGCGTCTACGCCGACGATCAAAGGCATCAGCCGGATTGAGTTGGCGTGGCTCGAAAGCGACCAACGGGATTATTTCGTGCCGTGCCCCAAGTGCGGCCACTATCAAGTGTTGGCGTTTGGCGATGGTACCGGGCCGGGACTCGTGTGGCCTGAGGGCAAGCCGGAAGAAGCGATGTATCGCTGCGCCGGCTGCCAGGAGTTGATTCCCCACCATCAGAAGGCCGGCATGGTGGAGCGTGGCGAATACCGGGCCGCGAATCCCTTGTCACTGATTCCTGGATTCCGGGTGTCGCAGTTGATCTCGCCGAAGAGGCCTTGGGGGGAAATTGCCACGGAGTTTCTGGCGGCCAAGAAGTCACCGGAGACACTGAAGGCCTTCATCAACACGGTACTCGCGGAGTTGTGGGAAGAGACTCACGAGGCGCCGACAGATGCTCACGCGCTGTGGAACCATTGCGAGCCGTTCGAAGCGGAAGTACCGGAGGGCGTGGCGCTGATCACGGCTGGCGTGGACGTACAGGCCGACCGGTTGGAGATGGAAATCGTCGGCTGGGGCCGCGACGAGGAGTCGTGGTCGATCGCGTATCACGTGATTCCCGGCGACGTAACGCGTAATGAGGTCTGGCAGCATCTCGATTGCTTGTTTCTTTCGGAATACTTGCACGCGTCCGGCCTGCCCATGCGGATTGTGGCGGCGTGCATCGATTGCGGCTTCAAGGATGCCACCGTGCTGGGTTTCACCCGCGAGCGCTACAACCGCCGCGTGTATGCCACGAAGGGGCGCGCGGGCGAGTCGCCGATCTGGCCACGAACGCCCAGCCGCAAGAACCACACGCCGTTCTTTATGGTGGGCGTGGATGCAGCCAAGACCGCGATCTATGACCGGCTGAAGATCCAGAAGCCGGGCGCTGGCTATTGCCACTTCCCGCTGGGACGCGACCTCGAATACTTCGAGCAGCTCACGGCGGAGAAAAAATACACCCGGTACCACAACGGGTTCCCAAAGCAGGAATGGAAGAAGCCAGCCAACGCAAGAAACGAAGCTTTGGACGCGCGGAACTACGCTTACGCGGCATTGCACGCTCTATACGCCAGCGGCTTGAAACTGGCGGTCCATTGCGACCGCTTCGCCTTGATGGTGAGCGCGCGGCGAAAGCAGGCAACTTCCCCAGTTGCGGCGAAGCCTGCGTCAACGGAAGCACCGAAGCCCCTCGTGGAGCGCGGCGAGGAACACTGGATACCGCGCCGGAAGTGGTTCGAGAGAAATTGACATGGCGCTAACGATTCAACAGTTGCAGGCGAACCTGGACGCGGTCACCCAAGCGATCGGAGGCCCCACGCTTAAAGTTCGCTTTCCGGACGGTCGCGAGGTGACTTACCGCTCGACAGACGAGCTTCTGAAGGCGAAGGCCGCCATCGAAGAGGACATCCGGAAGGCCAGCGGGCAGGCGGGGAGCCGCGTCCGGTTTGCGCAGCACAAGCGCGGGGATGGTCCTACGGGACCGACGTTATCCGACCGCTGGTAAGAGAAGGATCGGCTATTTTAATCGAGCGGTAGCCAGCCGCCGGGGTGCTTCTTCAGGCCATTGGATCGTGGGGCGGCGCTTCTGGACGGCACAATCTCTCAGAAACAGATTGATGAGGTTCTGATAAGGCATTCCCATCTCTGCCGCCATTTGCTTGAAGTAATCCACGGTGGTGGCATCGAGGCGGATGGTGATCTGCCGCTTGAGTTGCTTGGCGTAGGGATTCTTGCGGGATTGTGAAAAGGCGTATTCGTTTCTCATCGGAGCTGGCTCGCAGCATTATGTTAGCAATACCAAGCCCATGGCACGTAGCAGTGCCGTTACGAGAAGAGATCGGGTATTTGGAACGGCAACTGTCCGGCCTCAATGGCTGCATCGAGTTCGTCGATGTCGGACCCACTCAAGTGAGGCGGCTCCTGCATCACTCGCAGAATCGTAGCGGCGGAGCCCACACGATATTCGGCGTTGCCCTCCACAAGCAGAGACAAACGCTCGATTGCCAACTGCTGGACGCTCTTGCGTTGTGAGGCCGCGATATCCTCAAGCCTGCGCGCGAGTTCGTCGGATATTTCGATAATCACTTTCGCCATTTCGTCCAGCACCCTATCCTATCGTGCCTCATATTGGGGCCATGCTTCAATGAACCTTCTCGATAAAGCCATCAGCGTCGTAGCGCCGCGTGTTGCCCTGCAACGTGTGCGCAGCCGCGTGGCCCTGGAACTGACCCAGGGGTATCTGGAGCGCCACGCGCAACGGTTCCGCTACGACGGCGCCACGGCGGGCCGGCGCACGTCCGGCTGGTACGCTGCCTCGACGGATGCCAACGTCGAGTTGATGGGATCGCTCATCTGGCTCCGCAACCGGAGCCGGGATCTCATTCGCAATAACCCCTATGCGGCACGCGCCATCGAGGAGTTGGCCGGCAATGTTGTTGGAACGGGCATCGTGCCTAAGGCAAAGACGGGCAATACCGCGCTCGACAAGATCATCGACACAGAGTGGTCGTTTTTTGCAGACGAGTGCGACACGCCCCAGCGCCTGGACTTCTATGGAATGCAGACGCTGACGGTCCGGACCATGGCAGAGAGCGGCGAATCGATAGCGCGATTCCGACCACGTCCGGCCGATGCCGGATTGCGGGTGCCCCTGCAGCTTCAGATGCTCGAAGCGGACTTCCTGGATCAGGCGCGCACGATGGGCCTCGTCAACGGCCATGTGATGGAAGGCGTGCAGTTCGACGAACTCGGGCGCCGTGTCGCTTACTGGCTGTTCTCGTATCACCCGGGTGGGGTGCTGATCCTGAATCCGCGCGGCGGCATCGTTAGCCAGCCGGTACCGGCGGATCAGATTATGCACGTTTATCGCGTGCTCAGGCCGGGCCAGGTGCGCGGTGTGCCGTGGCTCGCGCCCGTGATGATGGCGCTTCGGGACCTGGATGATTATTGTGATGCGGAGCGGGTTCGTAAGAAGATCGAAGCCTGCGTCACCGCGTTCGTCGAGCAGCCCGAGGGCATCGATGGCGACCCGCTGGGTCTGGCGGGAACCGATGCATCGAGCGGGCTTCCCGTCGAGAGCTTCCAGCCGGGGATGGTCGAGTATTTGAAGCCGGGCCAGGCGGTGAAGTTCAACAACCCGCCTGCCGCTGGCGGCTACCGTGAATACAAAATGACCGAGTTGCAGGGGATCATGGCAGGCATCGGTCTGCCCTATGAACTCGGCACCGGCGACATGTCGCAGGTGAATTACTCTTCCTGGCGCGGTGGCATGTTGGGTTTCCGCAACACGGTGGAGGCTTACCGCTGGCTGACGCTGATCCCGCTGTTTTCGATGCCGGTGTGGCGGCGGTTCATCGACACCCTCATTTTACAGGGCAAGATTCCCCAGGCTCTGGCTCAAGATCAAAAGGTCCGTCTGCGCAGCGTGCAGTGGACCGCGCCGCGCTTTGAGTCCGTCGATCCGGTGAAAGACGCCGAAGCCGTGTTGAAGGACGTCCGCATGGGCCGGAAGACGTGGTTCGAAGCGGTATTGGAGAACGGGTTCGATCCCACGACCCAGATTGAGCAGATTGCGCTGTTCAACAAGCTGGTGGACAAATTCGAAATCATTCTGGACTCGGACCCGCGGAACACGACACTGCGCGGCCAGGAGCAGTCGGCCAACACGGAAGAACGCACGCCTAGCAGCAAGCCCGCGCCCGGCAAATCGCAAGGCCAGGGTTTCGCTGCGCTGTCGGAAGAAGACCTGGGCATGATTCGGGAACTGCTGGTCGCCGGGAATTCGCACGGCGCCAGCAGCTTCGAATCCACATCACGCCTCTATCGGGGCTGAGTATTTACCACAGCAAGGAAGGACAACCATGAAGGGAAACCCGCAGGTAATGGCCGGTCTCCAACAGGCCATCGATACCGAGGCATCACTGGCGCTCCAGTATCTCCTCGACCAGCGCGACGTGGAGCGTTTGGGTCTGGACCTAGCAGATGGCTTGAAGCAGATGAAGGAGCAGTCGGAAGACCACATGAAATGCCTCGTAAGCCGCCTGCTGTTTCTGGAAGGCGCACCCACGATCACGCCGAAGCCCGCCGCCACGCACGATAGCGTCACCGAAATTCTGAACGATGCTTACGCGGCCGAGCAGGAGGCTGTCGCCCGCTTCACCGATCTCTGCCGGCAGTGTTACGACGCCGGCGACATTTCAAACTTTCATTTCTACCAGCACCTCATCAAGTGGCACCGCGAGGGTGACGACAAGTTCAAAGGCCATCTTGCTTGGCTGCAGAAGCAACTCTACCAGCTTAAAAAGCTCGGTGAAAACGACTACATCGCGGTCAACGTGGTGAAGAACTGAGGATCTATGCCATTACTGCAAACCGAAGCATTGGAAACCAGCGCGCCGAAGCCACCTGATGTGATGGCCGCCGCCGCCCCGAAGCCGCCGGACGAGCATCCTGACGCGGAGGTGTTTTCCGCCGACGCGCAGGTTGTGCCCAGCACCGCCAACGCCAAGGACGGCACTATCGACGTGGTCTGGTACAGCGGGGCCTCCGTCCCGAGAATCGACCGCGCGACCGGCGAGCCGTACATGCTGCAGCTCGACATGCAGGGCTGTCGGTTCGACCGGCTCAATAACGGCGCGCCGGTTTTTGATACCCACTTCACCGGCGACGATTTCAAATCCCTGATCGCCGGCAAGGTCGGGACCAGGGCCCAGGTGGGCGTCGTGCGCCGGGCTTGGCCCAACGGCGAAAAGGGAATGGCCACCCTGCAGTTCGATCTGGGCGATCCAGACGGCGCCGAGATGTTCCGCAAAGCGTCAAGCGGCATCCTCCAGAACCTCAGCTTCGGCACCTTTGTCTACAAGCGCGAGAAAGTCGAAGCCCAGGCGGAGGGCAAGCCACCCTACTTGAACGACAAAGAGATCGGCATGTTTACGGCTACCGACTGGGAGCCGTTTGAAATCTCCCCGTGCACGGTTCCCGCCGATTTCAATACGTGCTTTTTGCATGCCGAGCCGAACGGCGAAATAAGCATTGCCGGCGCGCCGGAGAATCCCGGAGCGACCGATTCACTACGGGCAATCAGCCCACCAAAGGAGAAACCTGCCATGGAACAACCGCAGGAAACGGGCGCAGAGGCCCGTAACGACGAACAGGCTCTGGCCACCGCGCGCGAAGAGGCGGTCCAGGCCGAACGGCAGCGCGTCAGCGAGATTCAAGCGCTGAGCGCGACCGCAACCAGATACGGCATCGGCGAGACCGTCATTAGCGAGTTCATTGCCAAAGGCGTCTCCGTCGATCAGGCCCGCAAGGAAGTGTTCTCCCAACTGGCCAAGAAAGGCCAGCAGGGCTTGCCGCCCGGTCCGGGACAGGACGGTCCGGACATCGGTATCCGCGCCGAGGTAACCCGCGATGGGGGTCAGGAACGGCTGGCCTGCATGCAATCGGCGCTGCTGCTGCGCGCCGACTCCCGCTTCTTCCTGGCGCGCCGGCGGGATCACAACGGCGCCGACCTCGGCGAATACCTCGATGGCTGCGGACCTGAACAGCAGAAGCGAGCTGCGGAAATGGCCCGCGAGTACCGCAACTTCAAGCTCATCGACATGGCCAAGGAGGTGCTCACCTTCCGCGGCATCAACCCGCGCGGGATGGACGTCACGCGGATCGCGGAACTGGCACTGCGAGGCCAGTCGCGGGGAGCGGAGTTCTTCGGGGGTGGCGCGGAATCGACCGCCGACTTCCCGGCGATCCTGGCCAACGTCGCCAACAAGACTCTGCGCCAGGGGTACGAGGCTTACCCGCGCACCTTCCAGCCCTTCTGCCGCCAAGTCACGGCGCAGGACTTCAAGCCCATCAACCGCGTCCTGCTCGCCGATGCGCCGGCCTTGCAGCAGTTGAATGAAAAGGGCGAGTATCACCGGGCAAACCTGACCGACAGCAACATCAACTACTCGCTGGCAACTTACGGCGAGATCGTTGCTTTGACCCGCAAGGTCATCATCAACGACGACCTGCAGGCGTTCACGCGCGTTCCCGCCCTGCTCGGTGTAGCCGCGGCGCAACTTGAATCGAACACCGTCTGGGCCATCATCACGTCGAATCCGTCGGCGGTATATGCGGGCGACAAGACAGCCACGGCTCTGTTCCACGCCAATCATGGCAACCTGCTGACCGGCGCCGGCAGCAGCATCGACAACACCGTGGCGAACGCCGTGCCCTTGACCGCGCTGGCCAAGGCGCGCGGTGTGATGCGCATGCAAAAGGGGCCGCAGGGCACGCCGCTGAACATCATCCCGCGTTTCATTGCTGTGCCGACGGCGCTGGAGACTTACATGCTCCAGCTTGTCTACCCCATCAACATCGCTTCGGCCGACGCGACCAAGGTCGTTCCGGAGTGGGTGCGGAGCCTGGTGCCGGTGGTCGAGCCTCGTCTCGATGCCGCAACGAACGGGACCACGGGCTGGTATCTGATCGCCGACCCGGCGCAGATCGACACGGTGGAGTACTGCTACCTGGAAGGGCAGCAGGGCGTGTACATCGAAACCAAACAAGGCTTCGAGGTGGACGGCGTCGAGATCAAGGCGCGGATGGACTTCGGCGCGGCGGCGATCGATTACCGCGGCGTGGAGAAAAACGCCGGCCAGTAGGGCGCGGCTGGCGTAGGGAACGAGAACTGAGCGGGGCGGCGTGAGCTATCCCGTTCGCAACAGGAGAAAGGATTTATGCAGAATTACGTGCAGCAAGGGAAGACGATCACGGTCGTGGCGCCCTATAACGTGACCTCCGGCGGCGGGGTTCTGGTGGCGGGTACCGGATACGTCTTCGGCGTTGCGGTGAACACCCAGAACCAGAACGACAGCATGGAACTCGTGGTCGAGGGTGTTTTCGATCTGGCGAAGGATGCCAGCACGTTCGCCAACGGCGATTACGTGTACTGGGACAACACGAACAAGGTGGCCACCTCGACGGCTACCGGGAACAAGAAGATCGGCGTGGCGCTTCTGAGCCAGGCAAGCGGCGTGAACGCGCCGGGCGGCAATTCCGGCGATGCAACAGTCCGGGTGCGTCTCAATCCGGCGTTCTAAGCATCATCACTTAACCACAGGGGCGGTCGTGGTGACGCCCCGCATCCTTATATATATATATATGTGCGACTGGCCAAGTATTGATGCTGCGGCAAACGGCGTCATGCAGGACGCGTTCGGCGAACCGGTTCTGTATCAATCCGGTAGCAGCGATCCGATCACGATAACTGCCATCCGCCATACCCGTGTACGGGAAGAATCGGGCGCTGCGGCCAGCACTGAGGAAATCTCCGTGAATCCGGCCGATCTTCCGAACTTCCCGCAGCGTGGCGACGTGGTCACCGCCTGGGGATCGCAGTTCGTGGTGATGACCGCGCGCCAGCCTGATCCCTACGGCTTGGTTGAAATCACTTTAACGATGCGCGCGACGCCCCTGCCAAACGCGCCGGCGCCTCCGCCAGCTTCATGATTAATCCGAAAACGATTCTTGCGGAGTGGGTCACTGCGCTTCAGTCCCTGCCCAACCTGGTGGCGGCCATCGGCGACGCCGGGAATATTCAGTTCTATTCGGAAAACCGCGTCGTCTTCGGCAAGCAGACGCAGAACAACATCCGCCTGGCGATCATCAATATGCCGCCCGGCTCGATTATGGTCGCCTGGCATAGCAGCGGGCCGGGCCGCCTTGGTTCCGCGCTGGTCTTCGTCCATAAGTTCTCGATCTATCTCAAGGCACCGGAGACTGCGGACGTAGGCTACGAGGACCTGTTCACGTGGATTGTCGAGGATATTCCCCAGGGCAGCGGACTGAAGATGCTGCACACCAACGTTGATCCGGCCTGCGAGCCGATGGACTTCTACCTTCCGTCAGCGCAACGCAACACGGTGGTGATCTCCGAGGACGGCGCCACCTTCGAGTACTTCGAGGTTCCCGTGGCCTTGATTGAAGCAACGAATCCTTAAGCGAAAGGACAAGCGATTATGGCAAGCGTTTTTCTACGTGACCCGCATAGCGACGAGGTAAAGGAAGTCGAGGCAACCGCCGAGGCGCTCTCGCCCCTGATGGCGGCTGGCTTTCACCAGGTGCCCGCGCTCGCGAGCCAGGCACCGGCGGCGCCGGCAATTCCCGCGCAGGAGGAAAAGTAGCATGGGCAATATTAACGAATTGATGGAAGGTTGGGGCTTTGGGAAGCAGACCAAC